AGTCCCTAATACTTTAGTTATATAGTTTTGAGATCCAGGGTCCAAATTAACTGTATACTGAACTGAAGTATTAGTTCTTGTTTTAGCAGAAATATTAAAATCTTGTTTATAATTAGTTGTATTAAGTACTCTATTGGCAATAGGCATCGATGGGCATTGGGCTGGAGAGGTACATTGACCAGCTGTTGCCCAAGGCCCAAAGGTTGGGGATACATTTGCCACAATACCATCTGTTGTCCCACCTAATCCGTCTGCAACATTTCTCGTAAATGTATTTCCAGCGTATGCTCCTCTACTTCTTAGAGTTGCAATAACCATTTCTCTTGTTTGTCCACTCCACGTATAAACTGTTCCTGAAGTTTGAGCAGTCCATCCTCTTGCTGGATTAGCTGTTGTTGCGGAGTGGGCTCCAATATTATTCCCTTTTCTCCAATTTAATTGGTATGTAAATCCTGTTGCTGTTTGACCTAGAATATCTACATTGGGTCTTGCTGCTCCGACATTTCCATAAGTAGATCTATTTGCTGGAGATTGTGTTGATGTATTTACTCCATCATCATGAATTGATATTGCTGGTCCCCATACTATATCACTGAATGTTGTTACTCCTTCTCTTCTTACAGTTTCAAATGGTCCGTCTACTTGAAGTGTATTAGATATACTACGTTGGCCTCCTTCTGAAGCATTACCTAACCAAGTAGTTCCTCCATTAACTGTTGCGTCAAAACCTTTCGCTCCAACTGTAAAAGTCATTCCACTTAAAAGGTTAAGAGGATAAGGTAAAGGTATATCTTCAACGTTAGGATTTCCAGTCGCTGGTGTTAGGAATGGCCCTGCCATTGGTATTCCACATCCTGGTGCTAAAGCGTTTCCACTACAAGCGGTAACAAATTGGTCTCCCGCACCACTACCTGTCATTACTAATTGTAATGCTCCTCCTGCTGTTGCCCCAGAAAGTATAATTGATCTCCATTTAGCGTTTGCTTGAGGAGCAACAATATCTGCTGGTGTTGAGTTGGGATATGATCCGTGATTTATTTGAAATCCGTCACCGATTTGAATACCCGTACATCCTGCCGATATAGTTGCTGAACCAGCCGCATTTTGACAGTGATAACCCCAAGTTCCTCCACTATACATCCCCCATGGATTACTGTTTGTTTGTCCGAACTCATTAGTTCCACCAATAAGTGATACTGTTGGTCCTGCTTGTGTATTTGCGAGAACTCCTGGAATACCACCTCCAACATCATTAAATGAAGGTGATTGGGTTACAGGTGCTCCTGAACCATCGGTACCAGTTAAACCAGCTCTAAAAACATTAGCTGTGTCTGGTATATATTTTAATGAAATTGACCAAGCATCTCCTGCATCATAACCTGAATAACCTAATGGTCTAGCCGCCCACATAGAATTGGACTCACTCAACCAACTCTTAGCAATATATGATTGTTCGTATTTAGGTCGATTACTACCAGTGATTACTGTGGGATCTAACCCACCAAATATTGTTTTATACTCATCATATGATTGTACAAAAACAGGTTCGAGAGCGGGTCCCTGTAAGGTTTCTCCGGCCGTACCTAATGTTGTTACACCAACTGCTTGTGTATTAAATTGGAGTTCTCTTTCTGAGATGTACACCCCTGGTGATACTGAATTTTGTTGTGCCATTTATATTAAAAGTTGTTACTTACTGTTATATGTCGTCAAAACTTGTTGCTGTAGGAGTTATATTAAACTCAATCTCAATGAACTCTAAAGATCTAGTTGGTTTAAGATAAATCTTACCTGTCAATTTATTTTGATCTATTTCTTCAGGGTCACTTGAAACCACCACTTTGAAGTCTGTTAATCCTCTGTCTCTTCTAATATCATCTAGAATTGGATTTACTAAACTTAGGAATTCTTGTCTAACCACTTCATCATTTTGTTCAAAGACAAGTCTCACTGCGACTGCTGAAATAAGTTTTCTAGCTCTTAACATTAATCTTCTAACATTAATTCTATCTAACGCTGAAACCGTAGTTTGTAATGTTTTATTACCCCAAATTACTGGTCCAGTAGCTGTAAAGTTTGCAATTGGATTGATTCTCGCTTCATATAAATCATCTCTATCATCTTGAGTTAGGTTCTTTCTAACTTTGGTTGCGTTTATAAGACCTCTAGTATAACCAGCGGTTGCGAACCATGGGAAAGCAACATTATCAGTCATAGCCATGTTCTTAACCACTTCCGCTGTTGGTGGTATAAAGATTCTTACGTTATTTGCTGTATCGTTATATTGTATCCATGGCCAATATGTAGCCACATAACTACTACTAAGGTTTGCGTTCTCTAATCCACTAACAGCACTATCTACTGTCTCGTTTTTATAGTTTTCGGCTGTAAGAACATAAAGTGAATCTGCTCTGTCATCTTCAATCATTTCAATAGCGTCATTTGTAAGAACTAAATTATTTGTATAATCTAATCCTGGTGTTACAAATAAGTTAATATCTACTTCTTCTGGATTAGAATATTTGTTAATTCCCGCTTGGAAAGCGAAGAAGTCACTTGTTTTAGCGTATGTATATGTGGTAGCACTACCATATCCTAAAAGGTAACTTGTTCCGTTTTCTCTATAAAGGTCTGTATTAGTCCTTGTTGCCATATTAACATCCCATCCATCAAAACCTCCATAAGGTGCCACAGTAAACTTTCTATACTTCTTGTTAGAGTAAATATTTTCTAGAGTTCCTGACACTGTCCCAACAGCTGGATCACATCCGGTTGAGTTACCATTTGTTGTACCTGGATTATTTCCATAATACTTTCCACCACATCCTGTACTAGTATATCTTGTTGCATCTGTAAAGAATGGGAAACTACCTGTTGAACCTGAGTACCATTTTGCTGTATCCCCTCTATTTGTACCACCAACAAAAGACGAACCTGAAAGTCTTGCATCTAAGTGGAAACCATAAGTTCTACCTGTCCAAGCCGCTGCACATATAGTACCTCTAGCTGTAGCACATCCTTTATATCTGAATATGTCTGTATCATATCCTATTTTATTAGATATCCCTAAATAAGTTTTTCTAATATTATCGTTAACGATATCATAAGATGTGTTATAGAATAAGTTTGGTTCTACTCTTGAGTGATATGCCGGCCAACATGCTGTATTTGCCGCCATACAAGCCGCATTCGAAGCTGGTTCCACTGTCGCAACACCTGCAGCTGGAGAAACTTGGTTAGCCGTAGTTCCACTAAGATTAGGTAAATCTGTAATTGGGTATCCTTCAAATCCTGCCGGTATAGCGTCTATTGGAGCGTTGTCCGCTATTTCAACCATTATATATCTTGACCTTAATGGATAGTCTCCATTTAATGTACCTATCTTTTTACCAATATAGTTTTGACTATCTGGATTCATAGACACATTTCTATAACTTTCATATACTATTTGTTTAGTGTCGGTATCACCATAAGCTCTTACCGCTAAATCAAATGTGTCATTATCAATGTCAATATTCAGTATTGAGAACTTTAAGAAGTTGTTCGCCGTGTCTCCATCCGCAATTGTAATAAGTCTAAATAACTTAACAACGTCATTACCTCTAACTTCTGAATATATCCAAGGTGTTGTTGGTCCGTCAGAAGCAGCTGTTGGTTGCCATGTATCAGTATAATTTGACCAACCTGTTGGTAGATTATGGAAAGACATGTGTGTAAACGCATCTAAATAGTTAACTCCTGAACTTCCACCAAATTTTTTCCCCAAAGCCTTTATAGAGTTAATATAGATTTGATCTACATATAATCTTTGGTCTGGATTGTTTGTTGCATCATAATAAGGATCCGTTCCTAATACTTTAAGAATATAATTGTTACTAGCTGGATTTAGACTAACTTTATAAGTTACCAAAGTTCCTGTACCACCTACTGCTGAAGTACCATTTATCGTACACGCAATCCAAAAGTCATCGGAAGCATTGCTCCATTGTCCAGATACCATATCTAGTCCTGTGTTTGGGTCACCTAAACCTCCTCCATGATATGCATTACCAGAGGTGTCTGAACCTCCATTTTCTGATGAATTAGTTGGGTTGGTACATAATGCACCCGCAGTTCCACAAGTATTATCTCTATTAGCTTTATATATCCTAATACCATTCGCCGCTTGACCTAGTGTTGCTGACCCAGCCGTTGCCGCTTTTCTAGCTCTAATAACACAAACCGTCGCTCCTGAAATGTCAGGTGCGTTATCAACTCCTGGTGATGCAGGGTAATTAGCTAAGGTGGTTGTTCCACCACCACCTCTAAGTGATGCATCTAAATTATCAACCTCTACCATGACTTCTATTGTACAACTTTGAGTTGCGTCATATCCTGTACTACCTAGTACACGTGTCATCCACATGTTATTTGATTCGCTTAAATATGATCTAGCAATATATGCCGACTCATATCTAGGGACTAATGTACTCCCTACTGTATATACTTCTGTATTTTCTCCCGCGAAATACGTTTTATAGGTGTCGTAATCTTGTACGAAGATAGGTTGGAAAGCTGGTCCTCTAACTGCTTCACCTGTTACTCCTAAACTTGTTAATCCTACGCTAGCTGCTACAAAAGAAAGGTCCTTTTCTGATGTATAAACTCCTGGTGATACTACTACTTGATTTGCCATGTGTTTCTTTATTTTTTTAGTTTATTATTATTCTTGGTTTCTATATAAATACTATTGTTTTTATCAAAGTACGGAGGCTTTTTAGGGTTAGTAGGTAAAAAATCATACTTTTTTCATACTTATTTATATATGACTAAAACAAAACGTGATAAAAACCTTAAAATCGATAGTAAGACCCATTCTCTGTTAAAAAATTATTGTGAGAAGAAAGGACTAAAGATGTTTGCCTTTGTAGAACGTTTAATAAAAGAAACCTGTTCTAATGTTGTATCATCTAAAAAGGATGACTTATATGGGGACTAAAGTTTATTTTTATATCCTCTTAAGGTAACACTTCCTTCAATAGTATGATCAATTAAATCTAAATTAGCATATATTTTATATCCTGGTAACACTTGAAGTGGTAGAGTTACCTCTGCAAATCCACCTCCTGTATCTAGGAAAATCTTAGGGCTAATTCCTAAACAATCTGTATTGACCTTTTTACAATCTCTAGAATTAATTAAAGTATAGTCAGTAATAAAAATACTATCTTGTATAGTTGTCTGTACTGTAACAGATGGTGTACCATCAGGAGGAGGACCTCCAGAACCTACAGCTTCGACATCAACTACTAATACAATATCCACTTCTTCCACTCCTTCTTCTGGGTTTAGGTTATCTGTTTGGTTGAGTCCTGGAATAACATTAGGTTCTGTTTCAAAAACTGTAACAACTCTCTTAATTGCCGGCGATACCTCATATTCTTCTTCATCCATTATATACCCTAGTAATTGCATCTCAAAATTTTGTACATAAAATCTTTTCTGTTCGAACTGATCGATTGTGCTTTCGTCTCCAATCGTTTCTAAAATTACAGGAAAAAAGTGACCATTACACTTAATGTGTTTTTGTCTTGATTGGAAAGCCTGCATTATAATCTTATTAAATTTATTTATTTCCCTCATCCTATAGGAAAAAAATCTAACTTGGTATGTAAGGTTAACTGCAATTGGTTGTGGTATTTTATAAATGTCATAACCTACAGTATCTCCATCATAGTTTGGGACCTTCATGTAATCGAATCTTTGTTTCTGTGGTATTGTGTATTGTGTTACCGGATTAGTACCAAATTGTATATCAGGATTTCTTACAATTGTCACAAAAGGCATTTGAACATTTCTATCTTTATCGGTAAACTTCCATGTTCTAGCAAACTCTGCCCATCGTTGTATAGTTAAAAAGAATGTGGGTACTTTTTCTCCACCAACAGAAAAAGAAAGATCTTCTTCTATTAATTTTATAAAATCCCTATCCATATCTTCATATAGAACTCCCTTGGGTACAAATGTTCCGCTTGCCTCCCAACCTTCTTTCCATAATTCCAACCTTCTTTCGTGATTACTCGAAGCGAGATTTATATTGACACTCTTAGAAAAGTTCTTTGGTACTCCCATATTATATTCCTATAAATTCATTTGGGTCGGCGGTAGTACATTCTACTGTCCTAGTCGCTCCCTTATAGCCGAATACAGTATGTTCATTATCTGAAAATATTTTTCCGTCATTTACCACGGTCCAAAATTTCATACTGTCTTCTTTATCTCTATAACCTATGAAATCTCCGTATTTAATTTCACATAGTTTTTCATCTAATTGTTTTTGATAAACATTAAATGTCATATTCCCATAATCTCTGTATCTTAAAGTTCCATTCGCATCATACGTATTATTTTCAGGTACAGCAATTTCTAAACTTACCTGTAACTCAACTGGTGGAAAAAATCTAATGTCTTGAGCTTTAACTTCTTTATAAACATCATCGCTATCAGTTTTCTCAATATCCACACTATATAAAACAATTGTCATATTAAGATCCCCTTCCATATACTCCCTACCAAAATCTATCTCCAAGTCAAAGTCTTCTGAATCAAAGAATTTGGTTAATCTGGTAATCGGTACTTTATTTTTTCTATTAGGTTCCATATACTATAAATACTATTGACTTAGTTATAATTATTAATTAGCGTTAATATGCGCGCCACCAATAAATAATTAATAGTTAATTGATCAATATAATAATATAAATAATGCATGCTAGATCCAAATAGACTTAAAGATTATATGGCTTTAGTCAAACTCTACGAAGGAGAAAATGACTATATTCTACAACTGAGAGCAAGAATGAAAACCTCTCAAGGATTCAGACCTACACCCAAACAAATAGAATACATCCAACAAAATTATAAAAAGATACCTATTTCTATTAATAAAGAAATCTCAATATCTTCATATTTCGCAACTAAACTACAAGAAAAACATTTACTTGTATTTGCCCCTAGAAAAATTATAGTGGTTAAAATATTAGCAAATATGAAGGATACTCTACACGCCATGGTTAAGTTTACTGATGAACAACAATTACCAACAATGTTGTGGATACCTAAAAAATATATTGTCACAGAAAAAATAAAGAATAAGGTAGGACATATCGATTATTTCAAATTCTCCGACAGACCACCAATGGTCCACCAAAAAGAAGCTATTAACAAGTTATTAGAATATGATAGATTCATTTTAGCTGATGATATGGGTTTAGGTAAAACTACTTCAGCGGTTATTGGTGCCGAATTAACTGACGCTAAAAAAATATTAGTTATTTGTCCTTCCTCACTAAAATTAAATTGGCAAAAAGAAATAGAACATTATGATAGTGACACTACTATAATATCAGGTAAAAAATGGGATAGTTCAAAAAAGTGGACCATAATGAACTATGATATAATTAAAAATTTTCATTTTCTACCAACGAGAAATAAGGGTATCGTAGAAACCAAAGAAAGTGAGATACTTAACTCTAATTTTGATTTAGTTATAATCGATGAGGCTCACGCTATAAAAAATACAACATCAAAAAGAACTAAACTAGTTATGGACTTCGTTAAAAAAATAAAACGAGTTTGGTTGTTAACTGGTACCCCGGTTGCTAATAGACCTATAGATTTTTATAATCTATTAAAAATATGTCGTTCACACGTATCTTCTGATTGGATAAATTTTGTGAAAAGGTATTGTGACGGTAAACAGTTTAGAGGAACTGGTGGAAGATTAATATGGGACACAAAAGGTGGGTCAAACTTAGAGGAACTACATGAATATACTAAGGATAGTGTATTGAGGCGTAAAAAAGAAGAAATACTGGATCTACCACCTAAGATTATCTCACCAATTTACCATAAGTTAGAGAACGCTTCCGGATATCAAGAAATTATGGGAGAATATAAATCCTGGTCACTAAAACATGGTCATGCTAACTTATCCGAACACATGACAAAATTAGTAACATTACGAAAATTTTTAGCGGAAGAAAAAACAAAATCTACAATCGCGTTTACTGAGGATTTAATTACCCAAGGTAAAAAGGTGATTATTTTTACAAATTTTAACGACGAACAACAACTAATATTCGATGCTTTTAGTAGAGTGGCAGTTAGACATAATGGATCAATGTCTCTAGAACAAAAAGAAGAAAGTGTAACCAAATTCCAAAATAACGATAAAATTAAGGTTTTTGTTGGGAATATAATCTCAGCAGGTGTTGGTATAACTTTAACTGAGGGTGAAGTTGTTATAATGAATAGTCTAGACTGGGTACCCAAATCCCATTCTCAAGCCGAAGATAGAGCTTATAGGATAGGACAAGATAAAAAAGTAAACGTGTATTACCCAATCTTTGATAAAACAATAGAAGAGATAATTTATAAATCTCTAAAATCTAAACAAAAAAACATTGATACTATTATGGGGGAATATTCTGAAGAGGATATTGTTGAGAGTTTGATAAGCCAACTAAGTTTTACTTAAGTTTGTCCCCGTCTGATGAAAGAATGTAAATAAAATTCTCATGACACAATAAACTAATACTACTTCCGTTTTCTAACTCCATTTGATTCCATTTTTCATCGATTTTTCTATTTGAATAAACTGTTGTGTTAGCCAATGATTTTATTCTTACTAAACCTGATAACTCTTCCGAAATTGTTAACTTTACCTCTCCTCCTCCTCGAGCAATAATTATCCCATCGTGAACTATTTGATAATCTTCAGAAACTATCTTTACTTTATCCTCCTCATAAGTTTGTTTGAAGGACGGATCTACATTTTTACGTAACTCAATTAGTTCTTTAAGTACAACGGACGCTAACATCTCATCTTTAACACCTCTAAGAGTACTATCCGCATTGTATTTTGCAAAGTGGCTATTTATTTGTTCAACATCCTCAGCGATTAATCCATACTGTATCCTTCCCGGATATTTTTTGAACTCAAACTGAACTGGTTTTAAGTCATAGACCCAAGAACTATCATACTCATAGTCTATATTCTGTTTTAGTCGTCTTATGGACGCCGCAGTTCCTATTTGTCCATCATCTCCGATTCTCAAAGTATCTTCTGTCTCCACATTACTTAATACAGATTCAGATAAATAAATTTTACTTGTAGCACTTAAACTTCTTTCACCAATTCTAACATTTAATCCATCATCAACCGAAAACCCAACTTTAGGTGCGTGACTAGCCCCTGGAGAATAAACAGAAACTGTAAACGCTGTACTAGCGCTTGTTGTACCACTCCCCACAACCATTGCGGTTGCTAATGTAGTATTTGCAAATGACGCTGTTGTTTGTATTGCTGCCCAATTATTTGGATCGTAGTAAAATCCTGTATTCTGTGCCCCAAAATATACATGTCCTCCATTATTTACCGCCCCCGAATTAAGATTAAAACTTAATTTATTTGGATAGTGTTCTCCTGTGTCTGGTTGTGTTGGAAATTGGAAAGCCGCGGATTTGGTTCTGGTATTGTATTCAAGATAAGGTGACCATACTGATGTATTTGCACTCATATATAATCTAGTTTTCCAACCCGTAATACTTGTGGCACTATTAGTAGTTAAAGTAAAATAACCTCTTTGGGTATTTTGATCTATTAATTGACGAGAATAATCTATTA